ACATAGATGTGGATGCAATTGATGCAACAAACACTGTAATTGAAACCAAATTAGATGAAGCAATTGACTATACAAGAGATATTAAGTCAGGGCTTCGAGATGATATACTAAGAATAGAAAAACAAACAGATCGTGTAGAAACAAAAGTACGAGACTCAGAAGACCGTATGAGAACTACACTTCAAAATGCAGAAGAACGTTTTGAAAACAAACGTGATGCACTTCAAAATGATTACGATAACGGAGCAAACAGACTTCGTGAATCTAATAAAACAGATATGAAAGACCTCCGAGAGAAGATGGAGCAAGACATGGATGATCTGGAAGAAAGACTAACCGAAAAATTACAGAGAGCCCTTGATAACCCACTTGCAGACTAATGCTCTGGCTTTTACTTTTTGCCAGCTTTACAGCATCAGCACAGTGCTGTTACAATCCAGAGCCTGTTGATCTCTTTGAGACCCCGTATAAAAAATATAACTTTGAGTTCGAGTTTAAAGAACCAAACAGAGATTTTGAAATATTTATATTACTAAATATATTAGATGGGTATACAACTTATCGTGGACTAAAAAATCCAAATGTTTGGGAAGCAAGCCCATTACTTGGAAGTAGCCCAACACCGGAAAGAATTATTATACAAAAAGCTGTAGGTACTTATTACGTGCATCGTTATGCTTCAGACATAGATTTAAAAATACTTAATAAAGCACTATTCTATTTAGTAATAAATAATGTAGAGGCACTTAATAAAGTTGAACAAACTTTATTATGAATGATATAACCTTAGAAAAATTGTTCTTGACAATTTATCCCTAAATGAGTATAATTTGAATCATGGCAAAAGAACTAACTACAATTTCACCTGAAGGACTAGAAGTAGCGAATAGTTATTTACAGTTCGGAAATATACGGGGAGTATGCGAGCATCTTCAAGTTACTGAAAATAAAGTAGTAGATATACTAAATAAACGTGAAGTAAAGAAATATATTGACACTGTTTACTTAGATATGGGTTATCGCAATAAAAACAATATTGGTTCCGTGTTGGATAGTATGATTGCTTCGAAACTAGAAGAAGCAGAGGAATCGGGTGTGTATTCGTCAAAAGACTTAGCAGACTTATTACAGATGGCGCATAAAATGCGAATGGATGAAATCAAAGCACAAGCTGATTTAGCAAAAACAGAAAGCAGTAACATTAAGAACCAAACCAATGTGCAAATTAATGAAGGTGTTCCATTTGGTCAAGGTAATTATGGTAAGCTTATGGAGAAACTTCTAAATGGAACAGAGTGAAAAAGTAAACGACCTAGAAAAAGATTTTGCAGCACATGAAGTAATGTGCGAAGAAAGGTGGAAGACTTGTTTTCAACGTCTTTCAGATGTAGAGGAAGCTCTTCGAAGAATCGAGAGCCGAATGATGGCAATAGGAGGAACAATGACCCTATTCCTAGGAGGTGTAATAGTAACACTATTAACCAAAATGTAGGAGAAATACATGCCGTATCATACTGGAAAGAAAAAGAAAAAACCAATGAAGAAGAATGGAAAGAAGAAAAAAGGTCTTACTGCAAAGCAGAAGAAACTTCCAATGGCTCTTCAGAAAGCAATTTTAAAAAGAAAGAGAGGTAAAAGATAATGTGCAAATGTTGTAAGTGTTGTAGTTGCACTTGTTGTTAAGGAGATTATATGGAATTTTATAAAAAAAGAGGTTCTTGGTGCGTTCGAGATGATAAGGGAAAACTATATAAGTTTTCCCGAAAAACAGAAGCAACAGCATTTGTAGATAGTTTAAAAATGCCCACTGTAGAACACGACGAAAGCGATGCAATCGAAGAAGAAAAATCCATAGCTGATAAAATGAAAAAAGCAGCTACTGCAGTAATTTTGGATGATTTGCAGGGGTCATACGAATGAAGCGTACATATCGCGGAAAGAAAGCACCTAAAGGGTATCATTATATGCCAGGCGGTAGGTTAATGAAGGATAGTGCACATGGCGGTAAGAAGAAAAAAGCGAAAAGCTACTCCAAAAAGAAAAGCAAGACCACTAAGCGCAAGCGTTAAGAAAACTCTTACAGCAAAAGCAAAAAAGAGTAAGCGCTTTACTTATGGTCAGCTTGCAAGAGTCTATCGACGAGGACAAGGAGCATATTTAAGTTCTGGATCTCGTCCAGGTGTATCAATGTCTCAGTGGGCATTTGGTCGCGTCAACTCATTTATGAGAGGCGGACATCCACAAGATAATGATATAAAGAGAAAGAGACGTGCCAAAACGAAAACGCGTAGCAAAAGATAGAAAAACAAAACTACCTAAAAAATATTTAGGAAGCACTGCAGGGTCAAAACGCACCCGCTTAGCAGCAGTACTTAAAAGAATTAAGAAGCTATACAAAGAAGGGAAAACTGTCCCACGGAGTCTAATTCAAGAAAGAATAAGACTAGGAAGAACTAAACGTGGCAAGAAAAAAAGATAGCAGATTAAAAAGAGCAGGAGTACGAGGTTACAACAAACCAAAGCGTACTCCTGGTCATAGAACTAAGTCTCACATTGTTGTGGCAAAAGTTGGCACAAAAATAAAAACTATTCGTTTCGGTCAACAGGGAGCAAGTACAGCAGGAAAACCTAAAAAAGGCGAGAGCGAGCGCATGAGAAAGAAACGAGCGTCTTTCAAAGCGCGACATCGCAAGAATATAGCTAAAGGCAAAATGTCGGCAGCATATTGGGCAGATAAAGTAAAATGGTAGAAGAGAAGAAGTATCATCCAGCTGATACAAATGGTGACGGAACAGTTTCTGACACTGAACAAGAAATGTATCTTGAGTTTCGTAGAAAAGAACTAGAAGATCAAGACGCACAACGGGATGCAATGAGAAAAATGACATGGTTCTCTTTATGGGGAATGTTATTTTATCCTTTTGGCATTTTTTGCACATCATTATTCGGTTTAGATAGCGCCGCAAAGATAATCGGTGATATTGCTCCCACATACTTTGTAGCTATCGCGGCTTTGGTTTCCGCTTTCTTTGGAGCCAATGCATATGCGGGGAAAAAATAAATGGAAATGTTATTTGATTTAGCCATGACTTTTTGGCAGTGGACAATAGTTATTTGTCTTATTATAATCGGTTTTATTATAAACTCTTTTGATAAGAAAGAAGAAAAAAGAATAGGCTTTACCTATATGGATATGCCAAAGATGCAACCTGTTCCAATCGCAACAAAAGGCAAAGGTTTCTGGAAAGGAATCTGGATGTGGATTACTGGTGTAAGACATTGGGTAGTTTGTGAAGACTTTCATTATACGTTAAATGGTGAAGGCTACATGGTTCCAGCAGGTTTCCAATTTGATGGAGCTTCTGTACCAAAGTTTCTAGCAACATTTTTATCTCCTGTAGGAGTATTACTTATGGGTGGTTTAGTACATGATTATGGATATCGCTACGGTTGTCTTAAAAGAGTAACTGGAGAGCATACTGATAGAATGACACAAAAAGAGTTGGATGTCATATTTAGAGATATTTGTATCGAAGTCAATGGCTTCAAGGTTCTTAACTACTTAGCATGGTCAGCATTGTATGTTGTAGGTTTTGTAGCTTGGAATAATAATAGGAAAGCAATACCATGATAGATTATTTAAAAAGTTTAGTAAAAGAGCGCACATCATGGGATGGCGCAATGTTAATAGCAGTCTGTGGAGCATTTATACTTTTTGGCGGACTTGCAAAAATGATGGCCTGGATTGGTTTAGGCTATGGAATCTGGACACTCTTAAAAACAGAGAAATAAAATGGCAGTAGAAGTAAGTCGCAAAGATATTATTTGCGATGAAATAATCGATTTACAATCTGAGACAAAGTTCTTAAAACTACCTGTAAATTCTTATTTGAATTTATTAAAGGTCACTCCGTTACCTTCGCAGATAGCAATTATCAACGCGATAAATAATCCAAAGTACCGTTTTGTCTCTGCCGCTGTCTCCCGCAGGCAAGGCAAAACCTATATAGCTAATATTATTGGACAGCTCGTGTCCTTAGTACCTAGCTCAAATATATTAATAATGTCACCCAATTATTCTTTGTCTCAGATTTCTTTCGATTTACAAAGAAATCTTATAAAACAGTTTGAACTAGAAGTAACAAAAGATAACGCAAAAGATAAAGTTATCGAAATGTCAAATGGATCTACAGTTAGAATGGGATCTGTAAACCAAGTAGACTCATGTGTGGGTCGTTCTTATGACCTTATCATTTTTGACGAAGCAGCATTAGCAGATGGAAAAGATGCTTTCAATGTAGCACTACGTCCTACACTTGATAAAGATAACTCAAAAGCAATATTTATATCTACACCACGAGGTCGCAATAACTGGTTTGCGGAGTTCTTTTACAGAGGTTTCTCTGACGAGTTTCCAGAGTGGTGCAGTATCAAAGCATCATATATCGACAATCCTCGTATGTCTGAAAGTGATATTGCAGAAGCACGTAAGTCAATGTCAGAAGCAGAATTTAAACAAGAATATGAAGCAGACTTTAATACATATGAAGGTCAGATATGGAAGTTTAATTTTGAAGAAAATGTCAAAGATCTGTCACAGTTTGAT